TGCTTTGACAACTGCCAGTGTTTCTCTCTGGCGGTCTGCATCCAAACTGGAGAACAGACGAACCTCAGTAGGAGATACCACCTGGGCGATGTAATGACCGGTCTTGAAATCTGCTTTACTCTTTTTGATGAAATCCACAAGGCTGCTCAGATTACTCATTGTGATACTGGTTGCTCTGAGTTCCTTGCCGATCTGTGTCATATCTTTGTCTACATAGGTTCTTCCCTCAATTTCCTCAATATGGGGAGCATCGAGAGAAAGAATTTTCTCAATAGCTGCTTTTAACATATTTTCCTCCTGTTACTGTGCGCTGCACCAATCTTCGGCAAGGCAATCATTGATACTCGGAACCCACATGGAATGTGAGCCGTCAACGCAACGGATCTGTAAATACGGATTGCATACAAACAAATCTCCCTCATTGAGTCCCCACGCTTCGGCTGTCTGTTTATTACACGGAATACCCTGCGGATAACCTTTCTGGTAAACAACAAACATTCCCTTTCCATTCCATCCCTTACGAGTTACTTTTTGCCCTGCTTTTAATCTGCGTACTGCTTCTCCGAATGTGAATGTCTGGATATTCAAGTCTTTTACATCGGGACCGGCTGCAATCTCCCAATCATCTCTGAGGATGAAAGTGAGCGTGTAGTCAACGTTGTCTGTCTCACGAATATCTAATACTTTTCCGTCCTTGCAGTGCATTTTGATGGAATTATCCTCCCATCTCCAATATCCAGACCATTCCGGCAGTTTAACGATAGCTCCCTGTTTGAGAGCTTCGTATGCTTCCTTGAAAAACATAATATCCTCCTAACTGTTTACTGCGTCTCTCATGCTGATTACTTTCGTGCTCTCTTTTGGAGGTTCAGATTTTTCTTCCAATACCTCTCCGGTCTCAGGATCGCATCCAAGTTCCTCTGCTGTCGGTGTGGAATCCTTTTCCGGGTCCATGCACATACCACACTCATCAAGAGTAAGCTGACCTTTGATTGCGCCCTTTGCGTGTTCTGTGAGGGTTGTTACGCCGCTACGGAAGTCCTTGTTGATGAATAACTGAGTTTTCAGTCCCATCTCAGGAGCCAACTTAACGGAAGTCTGAACCTCAACAGCAACATCTTCTCTATCATCCTCTGACGGAGTGAGAACAATCTTAATGTCGAGAGTTCTTTTCTTCTTGGCATCCGTATTCAAATCGAGAATGTTGTCAGAAATCTTTGCCAACGCTCTGTCGATTCTTTCCTGAACGCCTCCGGCACACATAGATGCCAATGTAAGTTTCTCTGCCACTTTTATCACTTCCTTTCCTAAATGTAGAATTTTCTGTATCTATCAAAGAACTTTTTCCGTGCTTCATCCACGGTAAGTCCTTGTGATACCTCATTGAGTTCGTAGGAGAGCTGCGCTATTATCTGCAACAGTTTTTGCACTTCTGTGCTCTGGTGTGCGCTTATCTTCCCCGTTCTGTGATGTTCTGGTGTGAGTGGAACCCACAAGCCATCTTCATCTGCTTTTTTTCGGTTGGGACCTCCGAGGCAGTGATGCCTCTCAACCCCATACTGACCGTTGATAATATCAAGATCCGCATATTTCATATCCACAATAATTGAATCTCTCATTAAATCTCTCCCATAAGCATATCCATTGATATAGGCCCATCCAAAACCTCAGTGTCGGCACAATAGTCGCACACCTCACATCTCAGAGGTTCAATTTCTCCATCTTTCAGGCGTTGAACCTTGATGATGTTGCTTTGGAACTCTGCCAGTTTCTCATCCATAACCATAGGTGGAATTTCAATAACCTTAATTCTCGGATGAGGTATATTTCCTGGAGAAGTCTTATCTTTGCTAATTGCACAAATATAAAACGGTAACAATTTACCTGTGTTCTGCCTATATATTTCTCTATAAACAGCCCCTTGGAGGTCATATCCCCACCATTCGCAGAAATTAAGTCTCTGTCCGAGATCCTTTGCATAAAAAGTTTCTGTAACAGATTTTACGGTTTTTAAGTCAGTGATCCTTTTTCCATCACAACTATCAATTTTGATTTTTACCGGTATGCCATTGATTTCCCCAGTCATAATTACCTGCTTATCTCCGGCCATATACTGCATAAAAACTTTGTCTTTTTCTGCCCTGTCAATCATTGCAGAGGCCTGCTTGTACTCGGCTTTCAATTCTCCGGCGGTTTTACCTCTGGATGAAAAGATTTCTGGGTGCTGCGCGGAAAATGTAGGAAGTGTCCCCTCAAAGTAGGCATCCACATAAGAACCTACCAATAACGGAGTGGTGGAGACTTCCTCTACTTCTCCCCGGAGTTTTGCCATCGCATAAGCCTCACAACCTAACTTTCCGGTTGTGCCATTGAAGTCCTTATACTGAGATACGGACACATACTGCATATTGGCTTCCTGTGAGTAGTAATTCTCCGGGGTAAGTGCGATGAGGTTACTCATCTACTTCCTTAAATGTTCCATCAATCACACCATCAGAATCCTCATCTCCGTTATGAGAACTCTGATCCTGAGACTGATAAATGTCCTGTGCCCGATACTTCTCTTTTGGTTTTTCCTTAACATCAAATGCCGAACCATCTTCAAATGCCTGACACTGTTCTGCTGTATCAAAGTTGAGGTCAATCAACTTACACAGTCGGCGGAGAACTGTTTTCTTACACATCTCTCCGTAACTTTCTTTCCAAGCCTTACTGTTTGCTGCCTTTGAGAATGTCTGTCTGGTATGTTCAATGTCCTCTTTGCTCATGGTGTCGTACATCATGGAACCGTCTTTGTAGAGGACTACCGCAAATGCACCGATAATCTCTCCGTTTGAAAAAGTCTTAGGCCTGAAATTGACATACTGTTTACCGTTTTCAATTACTTCCTCAAACTTATCTCCCTCACGGACTACCTTTGCGTAAATGTCTTGAATAGGATTGCTCGAATATCTCTTGCACAGCTTGATCTCTCCCTTGTAATCAGTCTGGAACTGACACTGATTTCCGTAAGGAATTGCGTAACACTCTCCGTTAAAGAAATCGAGACCAAGGAACGCTCCTTTTAAGAGTGTTCGCACAACGGTCGGTGCTTCGCATTTTGAGAAATCAGCCTGACCGTCCTGCAGAACCGTCATACAGTTCTGCAAAAATCTCTGCTTGTTGAATTTCTCCGGCAGAGCTGCAACCTGTTTTTCAAGGCTTTCGTCCAGTCCTTTATGGACTGCAACTAAATAATTTGTGTCTTTTGTTGCCATAAATAACCTCCTTGTATTTTTATGAATCTGCCTACCAAGAAAAGGCTATGGCAGGCAGATTATTTTTTCTATTCGCTATCGTCTGCCCCCCAAAAGAATTTTGGCTAAAATATCAGCAAAATTCTTTCCGGTTTCGAGAGGTTCTTCTGACGTTGTGAAACCGAATTTCTTTTCCATCAGTTTCGCAAACTTAGTTGTCTGCTCACTCATAACCCCTCTTACAAGGTTACTTGTCTCTTCAAACCACTCATCTGCTCCCTCAATATCTTCAAGCATCTTTTTGTTGCCACTGCAACGGCATAAAATATTGCTCGGTGTGCATACTACCTCAACTGCAAAAGGAATAGCCTCTGCCTTTTTATCTTTGTCAAGGATTCCGTTTAAGAGTGCGAGTTTCATAAGCATATCTAAGTCTTTGTCAAATGTTCCGTCTGCCATAGTGTTTCCTCCTACAGTTCAATAACTGTTAATTCATTGTTGCTTGTGGTTCTGGTTGCGATGAACTGCAACCCTTTCTTTTTGCACTTCTCGTAGAGACGTGTGCGGTTTTCCTCAGACAGTTTCTCAGTACCATCAATGAGGATGATCTGTAATCCTGCCGGATTCTGAATTGCCACATCAATACAGAGGTCAAGTTTTTCTCCCTCTGACAAGTTGCTTACCGGCAATCCGTTGATGAGAGGTATTCCATCCTTAACTGTCAGACCCTCAATCGGGATCTCTGCGGTTTCCAGAATGGTTCCCGGAAGAGATCTGGCAAGTTCGATTTTCTCTGTGAGGCTGTTGGACTCACTCTGTAACTCATCAACCTCTTTCTGGATGCTCAACATTCTGCGCCACTCATTGATATGGCCTTTCATCTTCTCAGTCTCATTGGCTTTTGCCATAAGATCATCAATAGGTGTGGTTTCCATATCTGCATATTCTGCGTATGATGCCTGTTCTGCCTCATACTTAGAAACAGATGCCTCATATTCCGACTGAATTACCTTTACCTTGTCCGCTTTTACACCGGCAAGACCGTCTTTCTTCTCTTTGAGAGCCTTTATTCTCTCTTCAAGCTGTGCCAACTCACTCTCAATGTTCTTTTCCTGCTGAGCCATTTCCGTATCAAGTGCGGCAATCTTAATTTCTTTGTCTGCCTGGAATGAGCGGATTTTTCCATCGTGGCTGTCTCTAAGGCGTTTTGCCTTTTCGATAGTCTCGTTGTTCTTGCGGATCTTCTCAATCTCTGTGTAGAGGTCTGAGAGGTTTTCCTTTTCCCATCTCTCTCCGTCATAGTCGATAGGAAGTGAACTACCAATATCTGCGATAACTGCTTTCTTCGCACGAATATCACGGTTTACATCCTGACGGTGCATGAAGTAGTAACCATTTTCTGCCTGAATATCATTCAGGACAGCCAAGATATTCTGCTCGTAATTTACATCCCTCGGAATCTCCCCGAACCATTCCTTTATGGTATCAAGGTTCCAATCGTACTGAATCATATCCAAGATCGTTGCGTTCTGGGTTTTCTTATCCATAGAAATGAACTCCATAGGGGAAAGCTGCAACGGTGTGAATATTGTTTTCAGAAACGACTCAGGACTGGGAATTACATTGCCGTTCTGTTTAACAGATTTGTAATCTGTCATTGCCGTTCTGGCTTTTCTGTCAATGGAGAGACCGTTATCTGTTTCTATGTAAATCTCTCCCTCTGTCTCTCCGTTTTTTACGATAAATTCACGGTCGGAGGAATTTGTAAGAGCATATCTGATTGCGTCAATAACGGATGTTTTTCCAGTACCGTTGTCTCCGACAAGCTCAATGTTCTTTCCGTCCCCCTGCCATTCCTTAATCCCGAAGAGCTGCTTTATCGTGATTTTTGAAATCTTCATGGTGGATTTTCCTTTCTCTGTTTATGGGGTTCGGCAATGCCTTACCCCTAAACCGCTACTGAATTACTGTTACGTTGGATGCCTGCGGTCCCTTGGTTCCGTCAACAACATCAAATTCTACGGGCTGTCCCTCTACAAGAGTCTTGTAACCGTCCATCTGCAATGCGCTGAAATGGCAGAACACGTCAACTCCATCTTCGCCTGTAATGAAACCATAGCCCTTTGCGGCGTTGAACCATTTAACTGTACCTTTTCTCATGGTGCGTCTCCTTTCCTCAAAAAATATCTATTAAACAATCCTTGCGGATGCTTAACCTATACCAAGTCGTTCTTTCTCCTGATCCAAAAGGTGGCGATATATGTAAAATCCCCACTTGGATTTACCCTCTCGCTTTATGGCATATCCAATAGGCAATTTCTCCCTTTTCATAAGTTCACGGAGCGTAATCACATCCATTTGCAACTCTTTCGCTGCATTTTTTGGTGTTACTCTCTCATTGTTCATTGCTTCTTACCTCAATTTGTTCGTTTTGCTGTGCCTTAGTTCGTTGTGGATTATCCTTTTCATGTTTACTCGACTAAACTTTTTGGGTAAAAAGTTTGCTGACAGGGACATTCAAAGCCGCCGCCAACGATTTCAGAGTACCGACCATAGCCTCATGCTCTTCGTTGTTTTCAAGCAGAACTATGGTTGTTCTGCTTACGCCAGACATTTGAGCTAACTGTTCCTGGGTAAGTTTCTTCTTTTCTCTAAGTTCTCTGATTCGATACGCCATTACTGCGCCTCCTTTCTTTGTCCGGTGTTTACTCGACTGAACAATTTGAGTATAGCCGACTAAACATTTATTGTCAAGCACATTTTACAAAAAAATTGACTTTTTGTACAGTACATTGTATAATGGACTAAACATTGAAAGGAGGTTTTCGTATGACATTAGGGCAGATAATAAGGGCATATAGAGAAGAAAATAGCATGAGCATGGATAGTTTTGCGAAAGCTAGTGGTTTGAGTAAAGGTTACATATCTCAGCTTGAAAATAATCTCAATCCGAAAACAGGAGAACCGCCTGTTCCATCTATGACCTCTATAAAGAAAGCGGCAAACGGAATGTTTATGAGTTTTGATGAGTTGTTTTCTCAGTTAGACGATAATATGAAAGTATCGGTTTCTCCCGAAAAAGTGAAAATGGCTAAGAAAGCAATCCGTATACCGGTTCTTGGTAATGTGGCTGCCGGAATACCCATTGAAGCTATTGAGGATATTATAGACTATGAAGAAATTTCTGAGGAATTGGCTCATACGGGAGATTTTTTTGCATTGAAAATCAAAGGAGATTCTATGGAACCACGCATATGTAATGGGGATGTGGTAATCGTCCGCAAACAGAATTATGCAGAAAGTGGAGATCTCGTCATTGTATTGGTAAATGGAGACAGTGCTACCTGTAAGAAATTGGCAAAATATCCGAGTGGTATCAGGTTAATCCCTTTCAATCAGGCATACGAACCACTCTTCTACTCAAATGAAGAGATTGAAAACAAACCAGTGAGAATCATTGGTAGAGTCGTTGAAAATCGACAGAAATACTAAAATAGAAAACCGCCTCTGCTGCTAACAGAGACGGTATCTATGAACACACACCGGAAAGCTCCGATATGCGCTCGTCTGAACAACTTGCATTATATCATCTTCCCGGTAGAAAAACAATATACCGGGCATTTTTACGCCCATTTTTAGGAAAAGGAGGATGATATTATGCGTCTGCCAAACGGTTACGGTAGTGTAATCAAACTAAAAGGCAAGAGGCGTAAGCCTTATGCCGTCCGAACTTCTGAAATTGCGGAATTTGTAGAGATTGATGCTCCGAAAGATCCGCCGTCTAATATCCGCCGTGAACTCAACCGGTATAACTTCAAATGGAAAAGAAAAGCTCAGATATGGGCTGCCATTTCCTCAGATGCCATCTGTGAGTTCGCTGAGACTCTGATGCAAGAAGAGGGCTATGAGTATTCCATAGCTTACCGGCAAACGTTCAAATACCTTGAATACTTCGCCAAACAGGAACACGCCTATGCTTTTCTGTCGGAATTGAATAATGCCGATGTGGTTGCGGAACATATTAAATACGCCGAGACACCTACTTTTGCAGAGATGTATGGAAAGTGGAAAAATTATCGAAAGGCTCTGCCGGATAAGATTTCATCAAACACCTGGCGGAACTATGAGATTGCTTTCAACCACTTATCAGATTTGCACCACAAGAAATTTAATGCCCTACGAACTGATGAGGTCCAGGAGTGTATCAACAAATGGACCTGTAAATCAAACTCTACTGTCTCTAATATCCGCACGGTTCTTAACAATCTATACAAGTATGCCCTGATGAACAACTATATAGAAAAAGATTTGTCTCAGTTCTTTGTATACTCATGGGTTGATCCGACAGAACAAATCCATAGCAGATATACCAATGAAGAAATTGCAACCCTTTGGTCTAAACTGTATGTGATAAACAATGTGGACCTCATTCTCATTACGATCTACACCGGCCTAAGACCTACGGAACTTTTGGAGATAACCACGGATAATGTGCATCTGGATGAACAATACATGATTGGGGGAATGAAAACAGAGGCCGGCACAGACAGAACAATACCAATCGCAGACAAAATTTTGCCACTGATAAAGAACCGATTCAATCCGAACAGAAGATTTCTTGTGAACAACAAGTATGGGAACCACTACACCTACGGATCGTATGTGAGCGCAAATTTCAACACCGTTATGAACAAACTTGGTATGCAGCATCTCCCACATGACGGCCGCCACACCTTTGCCTCACTGATGGATGATGTTGGTGCAAATGATGTTTGCATAAAACTGATAATGGGGCATAGCATGAAAAATGATATTACAAAAGGAACCTACACGCACAAATCTATACAACAGCTCATTGATGAAGTCAATAAAATTTAAGGGAGGTTATGCCTCCCTTTTTCTGTATAAATATGCTCAAAATCCCAGTATATTATGCGTATATTATACAAAATGAGTTGTATCTTGCGTGTATATTACGCGTGTATTGTACGCATATTACTATCAAAAATCTACTCAAACCAACGAACACTTTCTTCAAAAATACGCACAATAAAACCCCGGAAACATTGAATTTCCGGGGTTCGTTTTTATTGATTAGCACACACCCTGTGCTAACATAGCATCTGCAACCTTCAGGAAGCCTGCGATGTTCGCACCTGCTACGTAGTTGCCTTCCATACCGTACTTTTTGGCTGCATCATCCAGGTTGTGGAAGATGTTCACCATGATGTTCTTCAGCTTGGCATCTACTTCTTCGAAGGTCCAGGAAAGTCTTTCGCTGTTCTGGCTCATCTCCAGAGCAGAGGTAGCAACACCACCTGCGTTGGATGCCTTGCCGGGGCAGAACAGAACGCCATTCTTCTGGAAGTACTCGGTAGCTTCCATGGTGGTAGGCATGTTAGCGCCCTCTGCTACTGCAAATACACCGTTAGCTACCAGCTGCTTTGCATCCTCCAGATCCAGCTCGTTCTGGGTTGCGCAGGGAAGAGCTACATCACACTTAACAGTCCATACACCGTGCTCACCGTTCTTCTTCTCATGATACTGTGCACTGGGTCTTGCTGCTGCATACTCAGTCAGTCTTGCACGCTTAACTTCCTTCACTTCGCGTAACAGAGCTACATCGATTCCTTCGGGATCATAGATCCAGCCGGTAGAATCGGAACAGGTAACTACCTTTGCACCTAACTGCTCTGCTTTCTGGATAGCGTAGATCGCTACATTGCCGGCACCGGATACAGTAACAGTCTTGCCTGCGATATCCTTGCCATTGCACTTTAACATCTCCTCTGTCAGATACAGCAGACCGTAACCGGTTGCTTCGGTTCTTGCCAGGGATCCACCGTAGCTTAAGCCCTTACCGGTCAGAACACCTTCATACAGGCCGGTCAGTCTCTTGTACTGTCCGTACATATAACCGATTTCTCTTGCGCCGGTACCGATATCACCTGCAGGAACATCGGTATCTGCTCCGATATATTTGTAAAGTTCTGTGATGAAGCTCTGGCAGAAAGCCATGATCTCTCTGTCGGATTTGCCCTTGGGATCGAAATCGGATCCACCCTTACCACCGCCGATCGGCAGTCCAGTCAGGGAGTTCTTGAAGGTCTGCTCAAAACCAAGGAACTTGATGATACCTAAGTTTACAGAAGGATGTAAACGTAAACCGCCCTTGTAAGGTCCGATCGCGGAATTGAACTGTACACGGAAGCCGTTGTTTACCTGTACCTGACCCTTGTCATCCACCCAGGGTACGCGGAACAGGATCTGTCTCTCGGGAGTTACGATTCTCTCCAGCAGAGCGTCCTTACGATATTTTTCCTCATTTGCCTCGATCACAACACGAAGAGATTCCAGAACCTCTTTGACTGCCTGATGGAACTCGGGCTGTGCGGGATTTTTGGTCACTACCATATCAAATACTTCATCAACATATGACATCTGAATGTCCTCCTTCAATTGGTATACAGATTCATGACAACCTGGTTGCCATATGCTTTATTATAAAACGACTTTTTTAATTGTACAATAAACTTTATCCCACTAAATCATAAAAGTTTTGACCGTTTTTCTGTATAATTTGCACAATAAATTATACAAGTATACAATCTGTGCGTTATACTGTTCGTCATTTTACCAAAAGTGTGCTATAGATATTCTTTCAGGGCCCGGATGTTACTGGTTTCCATGGCAATTAGTTCCTTTGCCAATGCTCTGCTGGAAGTATCCGCCATCTCTTCGTTATGCGCCAGCACTTTCTCCATCTCCAGCACTCCGTTGTTGCTTCCCTTTATGATCATTTCCGCTATATGTCCCGTGCCGGTATTTAGAAGTGTATTGTATCCGATGCCCATCTTAAGCATCATATTCTCTATAGCATTCGTGCGATAAATCTGTGTTTTACCTTCTACCAGTTTCTGCACTGCTCTGTCATGCAGTCTGGAATATTGCAGCTCCTGGTCTGCCACAGTCGCAGCCAGACGATCATCGTAGATTTTATCCGTAACAGCATCCAGTGCTTTCATCGCCATTTCCGTATTACGCTGTATTTCCCGATAGATGTTAATTTCCTGTTTGTTCATCAAAAAAGCTCCTTACCGTTTTTGGTAAGAAGCTTTCCCTGAAAATATTTATTTTATTCGTGCAATACGAATTGTTCCGCAGCTACGCTGCTTCCACAATTCTACCTACATTCGGATTCCGCTGATTTGCTGACGCAAATCGCTTCTTCCTCATGTAGGTGCGATTTTCTTAAGTTCATAAGTCGCCGTATGCAAGCATCCGCGAGCTTATGAACTTAGAAAATCTATTGCACATACTCGCTCTTCACATATCCGATCTGTCCGTTGTATTTGATCTTGCTCCAGTCGCCTTCTGTGCCTACCAGCTCTGCGGAATCACCGCCGGAGAGAACTCCCAGTCTGTCTGCTGTCTCGCTGGCCGATGCACGCACGTTAATATTGGTGGTGGCGGTAACTGTTCCGATGGTCTCAGTTCCCGCTGCACTCTCCGCCAGCTGCAGGAACTCTGTCTTGATGTAGCCTTCCTTGCCTTCGTAATCCACCTTGGTCCAGCCGTTAGGACGTTGTTCCAGAACCTGCAGCTTCGTACCGCCGGACACCTTGCCCAGTTTATCTGCCTGCTCACTGTCAGAGCTTCTGACATTCACGGTTGTGGTGGTGGTTACATATTGAGGTCCCTGATCCTCTGCCTCCTGCTGTTCGCCGTTTTCCGTCTGGGTATCCTGTCCGTCCGTGCTGCCTTCCTCTGTTCCGGCTTCTGCGACCTGCGTCTCTGCGGCCACCTGATTGGCAAGCTTCTCGCCTACCGCAATACTTACCTGAGAATCCAGTTCACTGATATACTGCAGCACCTCCGGATGGTCCACCATAAGTTCATTATATTCCACGGTAATCTTATTATTGAATTCCACAACATCATCCTGCGTGCTGACAGTCTTGATATATTCATTTACTTCTTCACTGTTCTCACCACGCTTAATATACAGTCCGCCCTGATCGTTGGTACAGATATAGAGTGCCTGATATCCGGGAACCTCTTCTTCGTGACCCACAAAAGAGATCTTGTAATACACATAGGCGATCACAGACCCTTCCTCCGGTCCTGTCTTGGTATATATTTCCAAAGTAGGATAATAGTCAATGTACTGAGACAGTTCTACATAACGATACATATCCTTATCCGAGATTTCATCGCATACGGAACGAAGTGTCTCTTCATCACCTGTCGCCATGGCATTATAATACGTTGCGATCAGTGTATAAATCGCACCTTCTTCGTTGGCCACCAACGGCACTTCCTCCGTCGCCGTCTCTGTTGCCGTCTCACTGGCTGCGGATGCGATCTCTGCCTCCTGCTGTGCCTCTTTATGTCGGTTACTCAGGCTCAGGCTTACGGATACGGTAATAGCCACCGCCACTACAACTACTGCCGGAAGCACGACCTTATTATGTTTTATGATATAATTGCCGATGGAATGTATTTTCTCTTTCCACATATATAGTCCTTTCCGAATTCTGAAATATTCCTTGAATTGCAAAAAGCCGCAAGCGGCTTCTCTCATCTCTCTCCCTATAATCAAGGTGATGTAAATGCATCCGACAGGAATCGAACC